TTTCACACTTGCACATCCCGAAAAATGTGCAAGTATTGTACAAGTAACACGGCACAAAGATACGCAAAATGGCACAAAATGACACAAATTTACACCGAAAATCTTTCGCATAATCTTACGATAAGAAAAGGACTGAAAATCTAAATTATTGATTTTCAGTCCTTTTCTTATCGTGGGCGTTGACGGATTCGAACCGCCGACCCTCTGCTTGTAAGGCAGATGCTCTAAACCAGCTGAGCTAAACGCCCTCTTTTCTTGATTGCGGGTGCAAAGTTAGTGCTTTCTTCTTATTCCTCCAAATTTTTTGGCAATTATTTTCCCACGCCTCGTTTTTTCTTTTATTTTTCTTCAATTATAGAGTCTGACAGCAAAACGAAACATTCCAAAACCAATGGGTGAAAGGTACTTTTTGGACTGTTTTTCAGTCTAAAGAGATTCGTTTGAAAAGGACTCTAACGGCTTTCAAGGGTGCGCATTTTATAGGGTGTCCATAACAGCGCAGGAGACGTTGTAACTCTTGTGCAGGTTGAATGCGACCTTTTCGCACTCGACGAAAGGGCTGATAAGCGACTTGCCACATCCTGCCTTTGGTGCTTTTCTATGAAGAACAGCAGTATTGGATTTCTGAAGAGGTCAATGAATGCCGCCTTTCCTTTATTGTTGTTTAATACTACAAGGATTGGCAATGAACGTCTTTCATCGCCTCTGCCATCGGCTTGCGGTCGGCTGCGGCGTTGGCGGTCATCGCAAAGCTCTTTTATCGTTTATGCACGAATCTTTATGTGGTTAAATATATTTAACTTTCGGGGGGGGACGAAACCAACATTTTTTAATATCTTTGCGGTGTCTTTAGCTCTCGTTGGCGGTTTGGCGTTAGGACAAGGCCGCTGGGAGCGAGGCAAGAGAACTGGTAAATTATTGTACGACAAAGAGCCTTGAACGGCGGTGCGGCGATGAGACTCCACTGCAAACGGTACGTAGTACAGGAAATGAGGAAACATTTAATACCTAATTATTTAATAAACAAAAACAAGATGAAGAAAACAAAATTTCTTGCCATTTATTTTATGGCAACAGTGTGTTCGCTCGGCCTCGCCGCTTGCAGCAATGACGACGATGAAGACGGCAACTCTTTGGGAATACCAAGCGATGAACTCGCAGAAGACAACCCAACAATTTCCAGCACGACTACGTATGTGCCAAATCCGAGTTATACGGTTGAGTTGATTGGTAACGACGCTGTAGTTACACTGGACATGACCGGTGTACAGGACGTTGCTACCTACGACTGGCTTCGTCTCATAGGCACGGCAAATTCTGGCCAAAACATTTGGATTTCTGTGGATGGCCAACCTAAGGGCATCACTGTCACCAACAATGCCGATGAGGATGCCAACAAGAAGAAAGCCGCCGACCTCGTTTTCCTCGTTGATAATTCGGGGAGCATGGGCGAAGAGGCTGATGCCATCGCACGTGACATAATATCGTGGTCAAAAACATTGGAAGCATCAAACCTTGATATGCGATTTGCATGTGTAGGCTACGATGGGCTGATAAATGGTGCTATCAATCTGACGGATGCCGACAGTTTAAGTAAGTATCTGAATCGTCACACAGGAATAGGCAGAACTATGGGTTTCTATGGCACAGATAAAAATGCTCTGTCAAATGCAGCCTCTCCATACGATCTGTATAGTCAATATGAATGCGGGGGAGCGGCGTTGCGATACGCAGACGCAAACATATCTTTCCGCACAGGCTCAAACCGCATTTATGTGAACTTTACTGACGAACCCAATCAGCCACGAAATATATCTGACTATTCCGTGGAATACTTCAAAGACCAATCAAACTGGGAAGCAGGACGTGGAACAGTACACACAGTGTTTAGCGCAGATAGTACTTATTATTGGGAAACCCTCTATAGCGAACGTCCGTGGCGCATATCCGAATATACAGGCGGCACGGTCATCTTTGCCCCTTCTGATTTCTCTGGCGTGACGCTTGAGAGCCTACCCGTGACAGGCGCGATGCAAAACTCTTATACCATCCGCTTCACTAATGTCAAGGAATTCATGGACGGCCAACAGCATGAGGTTAAGATAACCATCCTCTCCACTGACGGGAAGACGAGAGCCGAGAAGATATTCTACATTGTTTTCGACACATCTTCAAACCTTTAACGGCTTGTGGTCGTGTGTTTATCGGGATGTCTTTTCATCTCTAAGCCATGTCCATCATAGAGAGGCTAAAGGACATTTCTATCTATTCTGCCCTGTTGGACTTACAGTCCGTCAGGGCTTTCTTCATATAAACAGTCTGCAAGAATCTTGCTTACAATGCGTATTTTAGTGTGATGGACATTTCATGTGCTGAAATCTCAGCTCAATATTCTTTACCCCGCCCAACCTTGTAGTCACCCCATGCGGGTTAAAATAAGAGAAATATGCGGGCGGATGGCCTTTTATCGGAATAATTGTTGTAATTTCGCACCCGAAAACAACAATACGTATTGAGATATGGCATTAAAATGCGGCATCGTAAGCGGTCGTAAGACAGGAATACACGCCATGAAGATATTACGCTGATACACAACCACTTGTGCAAGACATAATGCGAAGATGCCAATCAAAAACTATTGTCGGAACATTGTCGAAAACCCTGTTTTGGGGTTAGGCACGAACCGTTTTGTTGTCGGAAAAACAACGCTGAAATGAAACTGAAGCCGACCATACTTCCTGCCAAAGTCCTCAAGGACGGAACACACAGGGTGAGGATAGCCATGTCGCACCGTGGCAACACACGGTACTTCATGACACGCTTCATCATACCATCCCCGAACAATCTTGTGGGAGGTGCCGTGTCTGGAATACCAAACGCAAGCTACATCAACCAGCAGCTGCTGAAGATGATGTCCGACCTTTACAAGGCTTATGACAGCATAGAGGATACGGATTACCTTTCTTGCTCGCAGCTTTTGGAGCGGATGGAAGAAAAAGTGAGGGGAAACAGACCTGTTTCGATATACGAGGCCATGGAACGCTTTTTGGATTACAAGAAACGAACTTGCTCGGCTTCGTCCATCCGCATCATATCCACCTACTTCACCATTCTCAAGACATATTTTACGGAAAAGGATTTGCTCAAACAAATAGACTCCAACAGGCTGTTCGATTTGCGCGACTTCTTGTCAAGGAAGTACAACTCCACCACGCAAAGCATGATGTTCATCTATCTGCGTATGCTACTTACCTACGCCATACGCAACGGCTTGGTGGAATACGCAGTACACCCGTACCGTGATTTCGAAATGCCTAAGAGCATAATTCGCAATATTTCACTGACGATTGAACAGCTGAGGATGGTCAGGGACATGGACTTGTCTTCGCCAAAAGATGCGCTGAAGCGTGAAAGCAGGGACTTCTTCATGCTGTCGTTTTATCTCTGCGGCATGAACCTCGTTGATTTGACACGACTGGACTTCTCCAAACCCACAATCAGATTTCTAAGGCAGAAAACTGCAAGCCGCAGACAAGAAAGCCAAGCCACGGAGTTTACGATACAGCCCGAAGCGAGGGAAATCATCGACCGTCTTTTCGTGAATGGTAAATGGGGCAATAAACGCCACAACAAGGACTACATAACCTTGACGCGGATGATAGCGCGAAAGATACAAAGCATAGCCAACGATTTGCGCTTTGAGAACCGCATGATATTCTACTCCGCACGAAAGACCTTCGCCCAACTGGCAAACGAACTTATGATTAAAGACGGTATCATTGAGTATTGCATCGGCGACTCCATATCATCTTCTCGCCAAGTCATTGGCTCATACATACAGATTAATCGCCGTATGGCCGATGCGGCTATAAGAAAGGTGTTCGATGCCGTCGCTTCGGATAAGTCAATGGATGAACTCATAGATGAGGCTACAAGATGATTCGGGAAAAATAAATCAGAAAATGTTGCTCACTTTGGCAACAAAATCATTATCTTTGCACCGTGAAACGCAAGATTATCGCATACAAGAACTATTTTAAGGATTTCTACGACAGCCTTGATGGGGCGACGCAGGAAAAGGTCTTGTATGTCCTGATGTTGCTGAAGACGCAGGACAGGCTTCCCGTGAAGTTCATCAAATCCGTTGGGAACGGACTGTATGAGCTACGTATAGAATACAATGGGAACATCTACAGGGTTTTCTTTGTCTTTGACGGCGGTATGGTGGTTGTCCTGTTCAACTGTTTTCAGAAGAAAACGCAGAAGACACCAGCAAGTGAAATAAAGAAAGCTATAAGGTTGAAGGAGGAATATTATGGAAGCAAAAGCAAACGGTGAGATTTTCGATGTAGACGCTTTGCTGGACGAGCGTTTCGGCAAGGATGGCACTCCCTCACGCATAGAAGCAGAGGAAAAAGCATATGCCTTTTACACAGGGCAAATCATTGAGGATGCAAGGAAGCGTGTAAAGATGACACAGGCCGAGCTTGCGTCTCGTATCGGTTCCAACCGCTCTTATATTTCTCGTGTGGAGAGTGGAGTAACAGAACCAAAGGTTTCCACTTTCTATAGGATAATGAATGCCCTCGGGTGCAATGTGGAGTGTACGCTGCAAGTGTAATGCCATGTCTTTAGCCACATGGTTTATTCGTCTTTGAAAAGATTGAAATCTGAATTAACGAAAACGTTTGGCAACGTGGAGCGGTCTATGCCTATACGTTCAACAACGCTGTCTTTAAGATAAATCCTGCAATGCGCTTTTTTGTAAGCAAGCCCTTTCAGAAAAGAATAAAAGCAACGCAGTCCTATATCATTGTAATAGTCTTTTGAGACGCCGGTGCGCAATCCTATTTTATACAAGTCGCAACAGCCGAGCGTTTCATTTATTACACGGATAGAGCTTTGAACATCAATTATCGGCTCCATGCTCGCAAATGTCTTGAAACCCAAATCGTGTATTTTGCGCATCATTTTTATGCGTCCCCCATTTGTACTCGCTTTTGGTTCCAACTCATCGTGTCCCGTAAGTGTAAAGCCAACGGCGATTTTCGGGAGAGGGTCATTCATCCACTGTGCATAATACTCTAATCCGGTATAAAGTTCTTCACTCGCCACTTTCGTAAGTATCTGTATCGGGATGTCCCTTGACACCGCATAGCTGACAGCGCATCTCGTAAGTTCCACTGTATCGGGCAAGCAAGGGTCGGTCGTGAACGACAGGAACAAGCCCTCCTTCTTCAATACCTCATCGAGTCTGTCCACCTCAAGGCAAAACACTCTGTACGCATCCTTCTCATCCTTGAAACATTTCTTTAGTTTCGGCTTGTCGCTCCATATGGTTGCCATCACTCCACGTTTACAGAAACAATACTCGCAGTCATTAGAACAGCCTGTGTAGAAATTCACGGCATATTTGGCATACTCGCCAGCCTTGCCTTTTGGCTTATATATAGCTTTCATCTGAAGTATATTTACAATTATCTTACCTCCATTTCTGTGATGAAGAAGTTGGTGTCCATCCCTTGCGTCTGGTTGTAGCCAAATTCTTTCAACTGCCGTATCGCTTCGTCCTTATTGGCTTTCGGCTCGCCACGCAGGGCTATAATTTCCTTGATGATGCGACCGACGGCCTTGTCTCGTGTGCTGTATGCCACGTCATCGCCTAACGTCTCAATGCTTGATGACGAAAGCCACGCATCACCTTGATATATTACATATACCTTGTTAGTCATAGTTATTCCTTCTCGTTTTTATGTTTCATCAGAGACAAAATGTTATCTATCTCTTTATCTATTGGGTGAGCCATGTAATTGAGAAGTATATACATACTCTCGTAACTCAAAAATCTTGTCACATTATGGAATCCATTATTAGGAACGGCCATACCAAGCATTACACCTGTTCCAAAATCATTCAGATGAAAATCCAAACGCTTGTATTTACGCGGCTTGCGGGACTTCAGCTCATCCAGTTTCCTGTGGAGTCGCTCCATTTCTTTCTTGTTTATTGTCTTCATGCGTTCATGGTTGACTATCTTGCGTTATAATAAATTTCCGGCTCACTGCTGACATCGTAGATGTAGCTGCCACAGCGCACGAGAAGCGCGTCTTTTCCATAACAGAGCCTTTTCATCCCCAATATGCTTCCGCTTCGGCTGAAATTCGGGAAGCGGCTGATGCTACACCGCTCGCCTTCAGCTTTTGACAACATTCTTACTCTCATAATCATTTTTTTGTGATTTGTTCAATCGTCTTTGCCGCGTTGTAGCGTTTGATAGTCCTCGCCACATCTACGCCCCAATACTCGATTATGAGTTTTATCGCTTCAACATCGCCGTCCCAAGCGTACATGCTTTCGTGGTTGTTGTACTCATAGAAATACACCTCCTGCGGGTCGCACTCCTGCGGAATGGCTTTGTCTCGGTCTTTGTAAAAGTCAAGAAAAGCGTCTATTCCTTTGTCGCTTCCATATAAGCCGCTGACACCTTTGACATATCTTATTTCCGTATCGTCATCCATCTTGCCGAGCTTTGTCAGCCGCTCAATGGCCGCACTGAACTGTTCCTCGCTAAACGCAAAGAATACGCCAAGTTCATCGCAATTAGGATGCCCGTTCTTTATCTCCTTGTAAAGATTGATTGTCTGTGGGTTAAGCATCACGATTCCTCCCTCGTAGTTATCCCAGTCGCAGTAGTATTTAAGTTCGCCTTTCGTGGTCTGTATTGTCAAGACCTTTTCTTTTGTTACTGTTTCCATATAATGTATTATCTTATTTGCTGTCACAAAGATAGTTATATTTTATCAGTCTTGCAAGCATTTGAGAAGAAAATTTTATCTGATTTGCAATTTTTTCTAAAGGATGAGAGGGAGGGCGGTCTTGCGAATCGTCCTCCCTCTCCACGGATTCACTCCACTGCTTGCGCTTCCATGGAATTGACTTCATCGGAGGCAATGCCCTCGTCCGCATCCACAGAGTTAGTCGCTTCTTCCTCCGCTTTCAGCTCGTCTATTTCCTTTTGGATTTTCTCACGCTGCTTGCTGTATTTCTCCGCAACGGCATTCTCCACTTCTGCCGCCTCGGAAGCGAACTGGTCTGCCATGAGAGTTTCAAGCAGCCCTTCAAGGTCGTGGGAATAGCAGACGCTCTTCTCGCTGAGCATGGACTTTATGAACTCTCGTTTGATTGCGTTCCTGTTCTTGTCAATGACTGCGGCGTTGTCCTTGAACCAGCTTTCCGTGTTCTGCCATACCAACCCGATGGATGCCTTGAATTCCTGCGAAAGCCTTTTCAGCAAAAGGGCGAAGAACACCCTCTGCTCTTCCGAACTCAAGAATGTGTTCAGTTTGGAATATGCAGACCGCTCCAAGGACTGGCGTTTCTTCTCCACGGCTTCCTCAAGCTCTTTCTCCACGGACTTGAGCTTTGCGTCTTTGAGTTTGGTAAGCTGCTCTTTCTTCTTGTCGGATGCCTGCAAGTCCAACGCTTCGCCCCTATCCTTTGGGATTGAATAAGCATACTTGAACTCTCCGCTCAACTTTCCGTCAAAGCATAGCTCATACACCTTTTCCACGCTTCCGTCAGCCATATTGCTGTCGAAGATAGCCTTTACATGGCGATAGGCTTGCATACGCTTCTCATAGAACTCCTCATCGGAGAATGAAGCCTTGTCTGGCTCTTTCGGGCTAAGCACATACTGACGGCCAGTCATGCTCACCAATGCGAGGCCGAATTCCTCCGCAGCCTTTACGATATCCTCGTTGTTGTCGCCTTGGTACACTATCGGCATATCCAACGACTTAGCTGTGCGGAATATGTGTTCCTGCGTCTTCCGCTTGAAGCAAACGCCATCCATGCACCGGGGGCGGGCGGCATCCTTATAGCTTTCGGGATTGTTCTTGGTGTTGAGCGGACAGCCATCGCAATCCTTTCCGCAAGAGAACGTGCTGTCGCTCGGTGAGAACTTCGCCGTATCAAGGAAGTTCATGGCGTGTTCGTCTATCATCTCACGAAGCAGGTCAAGCTTGAGAATCTTCTGCGTCCAGCGGGCGATGCACGATGGCGAGAAACAGTCATCATACAGGATTTTCTGTTGTGTCTCTGTCAGCTTGCTTATCTCCAGCATGTGGATAAGCTGCAAAGTGTTGTTGTGCAACAGGTCAACGAACTCTGGTATCAGCTTGTTCAGCTTTATGCGCCCTATGACATACGTGGTTGACTTTCCTAACATTCTCGCTATCTCGGCCACTTTCATCGTGCCGTCCTCATAGAGTTTGGCGAAAGCGGCGGCTTCCTCCATAGGGTCAACATCCTTGCGTTGCAGGTTCTCGATAATCATCGCCGCGAATGCCTGCTTGTCATCCAAGTCCTTGATGACGCACTGGATTTCCTCAAGCCCAGCCAGTCTCGTGGCACGGTAACGCCGCTCTCCGCAGACAATTTCATACTTGTGGTCATTGCCTTTCGACAGCCTGCGGACTGTGATAGGTTGGATAAGACCGTTCTCTTTAATGTTCTCTGACAGCTCGTACAGCGACTCTTGGTCGAATGTCTTGCGAGGATTGAGTGAACTCGGACAGATGATGTCTAATGGTATATTCCTTATCTGCATATTGATATATATAAATGTGAATAACTATGTTCTTTTTTTATCCCACCCATGCGAGGGCTTCCTTTGGCGCAGGCTTCTTCCACGAGTTGAACACGTAGTTGTTGATGAGGTTCTCGAATGAGAGGTATTCAACGTCCGCAATGTCTTCTTTCGGTCGGTCGATGTCCTCCGGCCGGTACAATGTAGGCATGATGAGACTCTGCACCTTATCGCTCAGCACCGTTACAGCCCGCTCCGCTCCGTTGTGGAAGAACTGTATCTTGCGGCTGTCGCCAATCAGCATAATTGTTCCAAGCAATCGGGCGAGTTGACGGATATTGTAGCCAACACCCTCAATGACCACCACATCGTTGGGATTTGCCGACATCTTCCGCATATGGTATGTGCATGCGTTCTTCAGTTGCACGAAGTCGGTCACGAACTTTGCTCCCCTATTCTCCTTGGAGGGGAATACGCTGTCCACATTCGGGTATCTTCCGCATATTTCCTCGCCGTCCGCACCCATTGTCTTTCCGTCAAGTTTCTCACTGCCCTCCTTGTAGATAAGGAGGATATGACCGTCAGAGGCATAGCACCTCTCTTTCTCGAAGTGAACTCCTCGCATTAAGGGCCGGAGTTCGTCTGTCGAGCAGATGTTCGTGAACATCATTTGAATGACTTTCTTATCCATTTCTTGATTTTTTATGTTTAACAATATTGCAAGTATGCTTCTCGTCTTGCTTCCATCTCCTGCTCCTGCCTTTCGCACTCGCGGTAGAAATCATAGTCGCGGATACACGACAGGCAGCTTTCGTACATGCCATGCGCACGTTTGTAGCTCTCTTCGGCTTCTTCCATTTCATCCCATGTCTTTTGGCAGGGATTGCTCTTGAATTCTGCCTTGCTTCCTTGTAACAGGAACAACGCCATCTCAGCTTCTTGTTTGAGCTTCATCGCGTCTCTCTTTAATCTTTTTAATGCTCTCATTGTGTGGAGTTTTTGAATTAATGTATTATCTTATTTGCTGTTACAAAGATAGCAATATTTTATCATTCCTGCAAGCATTTAAGAAGAAAATTTTATCTGATTTGCAATTTTTTCCTTGTGGAACTGACATAAAAAAGCCCTCGTCCGTCTGCCATGAACGAGGGTATGATAGTAAGTGGAAATGGTCAACTACCAAGCCTTTCCGCTCGGTATTTGGTGAACACCCAATAAGCAAGGATTGCCATTAGGATTGTGAACACCATTCCTGCCGCAACGTATATTATAGACCGTGTGTTGGTGGCAGAACTTTTGTTCTGGGTTGATGTTTTGGTTACTTTTTCGGCAGACACTCCACTTTCTACTTTTTCTTGTGATGTCAGAGTGAGGTTGCTTTTCGTTTCCGATAAAAGGGCGTTTCCAGACTGCCCTTTGCTCCGCTTTCCATGAAACACAGCACTTCTCACCGTCTCTTGCTTCATAAGCGGAGCGACACCGTTGCTGTCGGCTTTCTCTGTGTCGTACCAACTTGTGGTGGTGACAGTCCATATTTCCGTGCTGTCATCTACATCCAAGAAGGATGTTTGTTGCAGACTTGTCTGCGTGCTTTTTTGGATTTCAGCTATAACGCTGTCTTCCAATGAAAGCGATGATGTCAGAGAGTTTGTCTCCTTGACAATCTCTTTTGAGCTTTTCTTCGTTGTCCCACACGCAACAAGCAGCAGAGCCAACAGTAAAACGTTCAGATTTCTCATAGCAATGCCTTTTTCGCTCTTTTCAGATACTTTATTCTTGATTCGAGACCGTTGTAGCCACCGTTGATCCGTTTTGTTATGGCTTTCACATTGTCTTCGTCTGACAAAGCGATACAACCTGCGGTATCATAGAACCAACAAGCAGCCATGACAGAATATTTTGGCTTTTCCACGATTTCGGGCTTGGCAAGAACATCTACCGTTTCACCTAATACATCCCTTAGATATTCATTGAAATACCTGTAATTCGTCGTTCCTGTGAGCTGGATAAGCCCACGGCCTTTGTATTTCTGTCCGTCTCCGTCTGCTTCTGGAGTATTACCGAGCATTTTTGCTAATCTTCCAGTATCGTAAGCCTTTCCGCTTGCGACCTCCCGGCTATAACGAAGTTCACCGCTCTCGTGAGCTATCTGGGCCAAGAAATGGCAGATACGCAGCGGTGTGTCAATGCCAAATCTTGGCATTTCCTCATTGAGCAATGGCAGATATGCTTCAATGTCCTTCGATAGGGCGTTTGGCATGATTTCCTTTATCTGGTCTCGTGTAATCTTCATTTTTCCTTAAATTCAAGTTTCTGTTAGCTTCCTTATGATGTTTTTTGTGGTCGTGAACGACTTTTGAGCGAGTTTCTCCCAAAAATCGGCATATTCCTCACCATTACACTGGTCGCTAATCACCCTTATTGCCAAAAATGGGACTTCGAGCCTTTTACAAACGTGTACAATGGCGCAACTCTCCATATCCACGGCTAAGGCATCGGGAAAATCGTTAAGAATGCGTCTGCGGACGCTTTCTTCTTCCACAAAAGTATCTCCACTGACAATGAGACCAGCCCAACCGCTTTCTATTGATGACATGGCGATGTCCGCAAGGCATTTGTCGGTCTCAAAGGATGCAGGCATACCTTGCACTTGACCTTTCGCAAACTCCTTGCCACAATATACATCGTGGTAAGCGCAGCTTCGGGCAATCGCCACATCAAGCGGCTTTTCGTAATCGAGCAACGCTCCTGCAACGCCTGTGGATATTATTACGGTGGGGCTGAACGAATGGATGAGCCGCATTGCGCCCATCGCCGCATTCACCTTGCCTATTCCACATTTCTGCAATATGACAGGCACACCGTTAATCTCACCTTCCGCTCGTCTATATCCATCGCTTTCGCTCTCGGATGGATTAAGGAGCATCGGCTTCAGTAAGTTGAACTCCTTATCCATTGCGACTATTATTCCTATTCTCTCCATAGCCGCTTATTCTCCAAAGAAAGACTTGCGTATCAAGTCCACGCTGTCAAGGGCTTCCCATGTGAACAATCCAACGCCTCTCGTCTCTCCCTCTATGGTCTTGTTTATAGATGTGCAGTTCCGACCGAAATGTCCGTAGGCTGCTGTCTCAAGATAAATAGGATTACGCAAGTCCAGCTTCTTCTCAATGGCTCTTGGCCGCAAATCAAAGAGCTGTGGAATGCGTTCTGCTATCTCTGCATCGGACAGAACCTTTGCCGTTCCGTCAGTTTGAACGTTCACGCTTACAGGCTCTGACATACCGATAGCATAGCTTATCTGTACGAGCATTTCGTCTGCCACGCCTGCGGCTACCATATTCTTGGCGATATAACGAGCCATGTACGCTGCCGAGCGGTCAACTTTCGATGGGTCTTTGCCGCTGAACGCCCCACCTCCATGTGCGCCTTTGCCGCCATAGGTGTCAACTATAATCTTACGCCCTGTAAGACCCGTGTCGCCGTGAGGCCCGCCTATGACGAACTTTCCCGTGGGATTAACATAATATTTGATGCTGTCATTGAACAAAGCCTGCACCTCATAAGAACGTATCATGCTCTTCACCTGTGGCACGAGGATGTTTATGACATCGCTCTTTATCTGCTCCTGCATCGCCGCATCACCGCCGAACTCGTCATGTTGCGTCGATATGACAATCGTGTCTATCCGGCATGGCTTGCCGAATTCATCGTACTCAACTGTCACTTGGCTCTTGGAATCAGGACGCAGGTATCGCATGACTTTCCCCTCCTTGCGTATCTTTGCAAGTTCGTGTACGAACAAGTTGGCGAGATAGATGGGCAGAGGCATATAACTGTCCGTCTCGTTGGTGGCATAGCCGAACATCATGCCTTGGTCGCCAGCACCCTGCTCCTCGCCCTTGTCAACACCCCTGCGGATGTCTGCGCTCTGCTCATGCATGAGGTTGATTATGCCGCAGCTCTCGCCGTCAAACTTGTATTCAGGCTTATTGTAGCCAATCCTGCCGATTGTTTCTCTGACCACCGAGCAGACATCAACGGCGGCAGACGATTTCACCTCGCCGGCCACAATGACTTGCCCTGTCGTAACCAATGTCTCACAAGCCACTTTTGAGTTCGGGTCTTTGGCGAGATAGGCATCAAGGATGGCATCGCTTATTTGATCTGCCACCTTGTCGGGGTGTCCTTCCGAGACAGCCTCCGATGTAAAAAAACTGTGATTTCGCATATGTTAAGTTATTTGTTGTCTTTGTCTTCCTCCTTGCCTTCCTCTTTTTTCAAATCGCTCAGGTCAATATCCCAATGCCGCTCCGTCTTGTCTATGAGCAGGCAGCGCAGCACTTTCCACAGACGGCTGTCCTCCTCATTCTCTCTGCAAGAAGCCTCGTTCTCGAAGATGCTCAACACCTGCTCGAAAGCTATCGCCCCTGCGACCACATAGCTAAGGGGTATGCTGACATGGATGAATATCCAATGCTCCACGATGTATGACAGGACGATAAGCCACAGCCTTTTGGGGATTGTGACCTTTATGACCTTGCTGAAAGCGAAGCTCGTGAACTTGGCTTTGCGCCTCTTCACTTTGTCGGGATAACGCTTGTGAACCCTTTTGTCAAGTTGGAAAGCGCTCCATGCGTCGCTTACGATAAGGATTACGACTACCACCATCAAGGGGAATGTCGGCTTAAACTCTGCGACAAACCATCCAAATATTCCTCCTAAAGAGGCCCATACGACTTTCCAGTTCAACAAGTTCTCCATTGGCTTTTTCCACAAAGGTACAGAGTTTTTCCAGCACAGCCTTTTTTACTCTCGGCGTAACTAAATGAACTGGGAAGTGCATAGCTTTCTTCTCACTTGATTTCTTTCGTTCCAGTGTGTCCGAAACCGCCGCCTCTGTCATAGCCCGTAAGCTCGTCAACAAGTGCGAATTCCTTTGGATGAAGGACGCGATAGAACGTCAGCTGGGCTATACGAGTGCCTTTCTTGATGACAAACGCCACATCATTGTTCTTGATGATTACGTTCACCATGCCCTTGTATACTGGGTCTATCTTTCCGTTGATGACATCCGCGTCAAAACGCAGCAGCCCACTCTCTGAAGTCGCCCATGGCAACCAGCCCCCACTTCAGAACCCATTTTGTCCGAGTGCCGAAGCCTTCAATCCCCTTAGCGGAAAAACCACTCCGAGGCTCTATTTTGCCTTCTACATTATGCGGCAACTCTATGGCGAAATTCAAAGGAACCAGAGTGCGGCTCTTTGCGGGTATCTTGGTGTCTTCAGGCACATACAAGTCATAACCGATGCTTCCTTTCTTGGCTCTTACAGGAGCTTTAAACTTGCCCAACGCCTTTACGCTGATGAGCGGATTCCAATCAAATGATGAATGTTTCATATTTTTCCTTTGTTACAATATTATCGTCTCGCTTTCTCTACGGCGGCTATATGCGAAAAAACATCGCTCCGTCCAGTCTTATGCGTTTTTTTATTTCGCGCCATTGTATGCGGTAATAGTCCTCACCCTTCTTGTTGCGCTTCAGGCACTCTCATAGCCACGGCTCTGCGCTCAGCCAAAGAGATGGTGGCTTCAAGGACTTTCCTCACACCAGAAGATAGCATTGAACTCCTATTCTGCAGCTTTGGCATTTCCCTCACGATGAAGTCTTTCGTAAAATTGCCGCCGTCAACCAATGCCAGCAATGGTGATGACTTCAGACGCATGCCTTTTTTCGCTGGACTCTGCTCTTTCCTTGCGTACTTTATCCTTTATCTCCGAGATTGTCAAGGACAGAGCCTTCTCAAACTCACTGCCAGTCAATTTAATCTTGCTTTCACTCATGACAAGCTCCTTCCTTTTGTGATGCCCGACTTTTCGCTATGGACTTCATTGCTTTCAGCATCTCGTTCTGTGTGTCAGCAATAGCTGCCACGATTATCTGCGGGATGTAGTTCGGCGTAGTGTTGAGAAACTTCTTGAAGTCTTTCATGGAGCCTCCCTCTGCTTTTACTTTCTCTTCTGCTGCGGCAAATATGCGCACCAATGTCTCTGTACTTTCTTTTTCCGTCATATTCTATATTTTTTATTTGACTTTTAGTATCTTGTACCACTCTACATCAGGTTCTTCCAATCCATAGAAAGCCTTTAACTCCGTTCGGGTTCTATTTCCATGATAGATGCTTTCTATTGGCTTGTCAAGAGATTTCTCTTTGACTATGACCTTCCATGTTGCTTGTGCCATCTGCTTCAAGGTTTTTTGTGATTTGTATTCGTCCCACACGGCTGCCAATACTTTTGCCGACACAACCGTAAACGTCAAAGCCATAAGAAACCCGACAACGGACTTCCAGGAAAGCACACTTGCCACAAGCTGGACGGTAGAAATCAAAACAATCAACCCTATCAGCGCTACTTGCTCCATGCCTTCGGACGCTTCGCAAAAGACACACCACTTGTGCCATAACTTGTGGATATACCGTTTCCCCATTGCCATTCCCTCCTTATGATAGTTTGAAATAATGAACTGTCGTTCCGTTGCCGTCTCTCATGTCAGATATGAAATCTGCCTTTCTTGTTAAATCGTCATACATTTCTGCATCTTCGGAGCTGACGAAGAGCAGCGCATACTTGGATTGTGGATCAAAGGTGAAGTCAATGGCTTTATATGCGTGGCTTGCGCCAACAAGACTCTTGGCAAAAGACCTTGCGTCTGTGAAGCCTTTGCCGTCGTGTACTTGGACTTGTGTGTTGTCGAAGCCTTCTTTGAGAATCGCTTCAAGAAATTCTGTCGCTTTCATTATTTTTTTTGAGTTTTTGAATTAGTGTATTATCTTATTTGCTGTTACAAAGATAGTGCTATTTTATCAATTAGACAAGTTTTTAAGAAGAAAAATTTGTCTCATACGCATATTTTTTGTGTTTTTGATAATGCGTATCCCTTGCTTTCACACTTGAGCCACCACAGAAAGGGCAAACTTTTTATTCATAGGTTTTCAAATGCTGCAAAGGTAGTGTTTATGCGGCTTCCGAGAGATTTCAGCACACGAAATGTCCATTACACCATAAAGTCACCATCTTTATTATATAGAGCATGGAGGACGATAAATATTTCTTAAGGATATGAAAAAGCGGAAAGCAAGTTTTTAAAACTCAACTTTCCGCTTCATTATACAATATACCTTACCGTAAGGTTTAGACTCCAATACTTTTGGTGAGCTATACTGAATATGTTGCCTTGTATCATTTCGCCCGTACAAGTTCCGTTCTTGAACAGGAATACTACAAAAAGGTGCTATTTCCCAAAATACTCGAATAGGAACAATGGAAAAGAATTTAAGACGGCAACGCATTCTGACACATTTATGTATTTTTCCACCTGTGCCGCAAATATAAGGTTTTGCGCAATGTCACAAGAATTCTTCGGCTTTGCGCATATGCCGCCAACGATATAATTTGCTTTGTTGACATTCATCCATTTCAAGGTTTCCCAGTTGCTACGGACTTTCATGTACATTTCCTTTGACGGAATTACACCTTGCTTGAGCATTATGAAATCAAGGCTTTTATAATGAGAGAACTCGTTAGCCATCTGTTTAAACTCCAAGCACTCTTTACGATGCACGACATAACGCCAATAGTCATTGTCTGGTAGTTCTTTCACATATCTAATGGACTCCACCATGGGATAGTTGATATACAACCGTCCGTTGCCCGTCTCGTCATTGAACATATTCAGCATAGCTTCTACGCGGGCGTTGGCCTCCCCTATAGTCAGTTGTGTGTTTTGGAAATCATAGTCAAAGAATAAGAAAGTCTGCGAGATGTCAGAACTGCGTACTCCGTGTAGCGTTACATCACCGCGTTCTGCAAGACGTTCTTTAAGCAGCGACACAATATCGCCATCGCAGCCAAGTTCTGACATTAGACCGTACAATTCATATATATTGTTACCAAACGAGCAGACTATGTTGTCATTGCCTTTGGGAAAGAATAGCCGCTCTAATGTCTGATACAATCCGACCTCCCTCCGCTCGCCCTCGAACACGAATAATATCATACAGCGAAAGCCTTTCCTCTGTAAAGTTTCTCTATGTTGTGGGCGTACCGAAGTTCCTTGTCTGTACATGCACACAGCGGTTTCACAATGTTCTTATTCAAGATGAAATAGCAGTCTGGACGCAGCAAGTCATTCGTCATAAGGAAAGTGTTGTGCGAGGATGTGAACACTTGACAATCAAGTGCAAAAAGGCGCTTGCAGACTTCGTATGACAACTCGAAATGATAGAAGGCATCGAACTCGTCAATAAAAACAAATGTCGCCTCCCGCATTTTCTGAAGCCAAAAATAAAGGAGCATCAACGCATGTGTTCCTGTAGAAGCAATCTCATCGAAAGGAATTTTTTGTCCCTTGTATTCGCACAAAAGAACTTTCTCATTTCTCTTGTGGCTGGCAAAAGTAAATTCCTGCCCGCTTACAGTTCTCAAAAAATCAGAGAAATCGTCCACAAGGTTCTTCTTGATGATATACTCATCAAGCAAGTACACGCCTATCTCAAGCCCAATGAATTCCCTTATATCCAAGTTTCTGAACCACAGCATCCCATTCACGAAATCGCGCAACTTTATCAAGTAGTGATTGGAAGCCAAAGGGAAAGAGGTCAAAAGTACATTCACAATGGAAATGTGGTTCGCATTTTCCGAAAGATTGGCCTTGAAAGACGCTTCCATCGGATATGCCGTATTATCTATCTCCAAACTCTTTCCATGATGGTCAAATACGACACTGCCGTCAACGGTCAAAGCCTCATTGACAAGTTTTCCGTCCCTCGCCTTTGCATAGTTGTATTGGACGTTTTGTCTATCAAACATAAACGTATATTCAAATTCCACCAGTCCGTTAGGCTTGCCTGCATAGGTGAAATTCTTATAATAGTCGGCTTTCTTGAATTTCTGCGTCAAATGGTTAACGATGTCAAACAAGGCCATTCCGAGATTGGTCTTACCTGAACCGTTAGGACCATAAATTATACCATTCTTCACAATACCGTTTCTCACGGCGAAAGCGTTGAACTCATAGTTGCTCGGATGAGACAAGTCCCACTCGATACGGTCAGCAAAGCCTCTGTAATTGGTGACAGCGAATTTCGTAAGCATGATAGTCTGTTCTTATGATTATTGTTTCAGCTGCAAAGTTACGACTTTTTATTCGCTCCGTAAAATTTTTACGGCAAATTTTCATATGGAGATATGGCTTTTAGCACAAAGATGAGCCGCACGACCTATCACAGGCAACACGACTCTTGCTATTCACATTATTAGTCTCTAAAAGAAAATCTGTCCTACAATATATTTTCCTACTACGTAATGAGCGACCTTGCCGACCGCTATGGCTGCTAATCCATGCAACAAATCCTCTTTGTTCCATTCACCATTGTAATATTGGCAACGGTCGTTATCCTCATGTAAAGCCAGCAGGATAATGGCGACACCTGCGCCGAATATTGACGCAGCCAAGAAATAGACTACCATGCCCAATATATTATTCATTGTCAGTTTGTTCATCATTCTTAGGTCTATATGTGTCCGCAGGTTCCCCCACGGACACAAGTTATTTTTCAGCAGACAAGCAAAACCAACGCAACGCCTATCGCTCCGCCAACGAGCCACGACAGTGTGCGCTTCCATGCGAAGCCTCCACCCATGACGTAGGCGAAGAGGTTTGCAATCACGCCCACGAAGTAGGCCACCGCCACGCCCATGACTGACGCACTGAGACGTGCGCTGCCAAGATGAACTTCTTGCCATACGGCGAGAAAACCCAATAACAAACCCAGCATAAGGCCGAGCCATACACTTTTTAAAATCTTTTCCATAATCACTTTTTTAGTTGAACAAATTAATTATTTATTGTAATTGAAGTTAAACCGTCCGAACAGCCGAACACTCACATAATAGAGCATCGTAACATGGGCGTAGAGCAAAGTCTTGAAAGGGCTTTCCTCCCTCTGCTGAACTATCCGCAGCATATTGAAGAAAAGCCGCCTGTCGGCTCGCTTCCGCTGCTCCACACCGCCACCCCTGTCGTAATCGTCATCGTGCATACAGCAAGCGGCATAGAAATACTTTGCAAGGGGTGGCTTGAACCATTTGAGCCAGCCCGAAGAGCAGCCGCAACCGTTACTCATCCGCCCCAAGAAGTTTAGGGTAGTCAACGCCATCTTTCTCCGTCCACCCCTCCTGCAACGCCGATTGGATGTAAGCCACCGCCTTTGTGTAGAAGTCAGTGAAAGCGGAGAGAGCCGTGAACGTGTGGTACACGGCGTT